TACCTAAATCAATAACTTCTTGTTGTGTCATAGGCTTACCATCAGCCCTACGTTTATCAACCTCAGTATCGAGTTGCCTATACAAATTACTTATTTCATTTGTTATTTTTGCAGCAGCTTCTGAATCCATATTTTTAATTAAATTAGCATCGTATTTCATTGCATTTTTTATATTATTTTTAGCTCTACTTACGCCAATATCTTGATTGTTTCTTACTGCTGTAAAAAACCTTAATTGATCATTAATTGTTAAAACAGCGCTAGCATTATCAACATCATCAATCGTTAATGTTCCAAGTATTTCTTTTTGAGCTAATATTTCCATTGTTAGTGGATTAGATGTTGTAGGACGTAAATCCGCGCCATTTATTCTA